CTTCATCTTCTTGAGTCATGCCAATGATAGCCGTGTAAGCATAACGGCGCATATAGGTGATTGAGGCGCCCATTTCTTGAGCTGGATTCTTACCAGCACCACCTTGAAGTACAGCTTTCTCCATTAAGAACTCATCGCGCATCCATTGACCGCTTGAGTGAGTCAACATAGTGGTTAGCGTTGTGCCCTTGTCCGATTGCCCGATTAATTGAGTAACAGCCAAGTTATGCATTAAAAGCGGCTCTCTTGCTGTTTCGATACACTCGGCAAGGTCAGCATATTTATAACCGTGACCCGCTTTGCTTTTTGATGCGTTAGTCAAGTCACCTTGAAACAATACGAACGCAGCAAATAGCTCATTTGTTTTTTCTGACATTTCCATATTAGTCTTCTCCATTCCAGAAAGCCCGATCGGCTTCAGTTAGTTGCTCTAAAGTCAGCCCAACAAGGCTTGCACATTCGGTAAAAAACTCTATCGCTGAATCATTCATTTGCTTGGCTCCCATAGTAATTTTGACTCTGAAACTTCAAACGACCAATCATCAACGTGACCGCTTTCCCAATCAATGCTCTCGCTATAATCACAAGTCCACTCGTAAACACCTGGCGACAACAGACTGTCACAAGGAAATCCAATAATACCAAACGGAACTTCACGCTCTAGCATCCCATCGCACAAATTAGGCGTATTCAAAACCATTACATTACCGTCAATATCAACGCTTACAATCCACTTGCTGCCGTTTGGGTGGTCAAATACTGGTTCATCATCCGAGCCGCTTTCGACAATATCCATATTGATAATTACCATATTTAAAATTTCCTTTGTGGATACACGATCTCACTTGAAAGCTCTTTAACTTTCACCGCTTCTTTGTTCTGGATTCTAAGTTTATGCATTAAATCACAGTGTCTTTGATTTGAATCAAACCGAGCTTGAACTCTTACTTGCTGCCGTGCCGCTGAGTTATCAACGCTAGCTTGATCTCCTAACGCTTCATGCTCTGCCATTTGGGCAATTGCACCTTGCACGGCTTCGGCGTTAGTTTTGTAGCATAGCCTGCTCATTAGTTGGCCCCTTTAACCTTCTTAAGATTTCATCGTCGCCATACGTTTTAGCAACCGATGCCAGTTTGTTTCTTAGCGCCTTTTCGTAAATGCCATCCCTGGAAGCCTGGATAGACTTACCTTTACTTAATCGCTTTAAGTCCTTTTCGTTCTGAATTGACTCTTTGGATAAATTTAATTGTCTCTGTTTCATACTGCCTCCCGATTTGGTAGAGCCATAATAGTATGAAACAACAATCGAGGTCAACACTAATCATACATTATTTCATATTAATTTTAGTATGAAATAAACTTGACTTACTAAAGCTCTATATAGTAACGTGTCTAAAACCAAGGAGGCACCATGAAATTCAACATAGCAAGCCAGGTACCAATATTCGCACTAACACAACGCCAGCTTAATCAGTTGGTAGAAATAGCAAGCAAGCGCGGCGACCAGTCATCACCGATAGCAATAGTCGCTTCATTAATTGATAGAGAGCTACGGAAGGAATTAAGCAAATGAGTAAAAATGCAGATATGCCAATAGCACCAATCAAAGGTTGTGACGATAAGTTTTTTAATTTTGATGTAGATATGGACAAGGGTTACTTTGACCAAGGGAGCATCACCATAGGGCTAACAAAGCGCGAACACTTCGCAGGGTTAGCAATGCAGGGCGTGTTATCTCACAGTTTTGGTCGTGGCACCAATGAAGAGCTAGCAGTGCTTGTTGTTAGCATGGCCGACGCATTACTAAAGGAGCTAGCCAAATGAAGATATTTAAACGCATCCACCGCTTACAAACACCAATCTGGTTAGAGTCGATTTGTTTCGCAATTATATTTTGCTGCATCATTGGCTCGCTATTAATAACTTCGGGGGTTTTATCATGATATTTTATGTTGGGGATGAGGTGAATTGCGACGACGGAGTAAGGCAGCTCAAAAACGCAATCATAACCGAAGTCGGCATTCATGATTGCTATTGGATAGGTGAGGATATATTCACCGCCAAAGAATTGACGCTAATCAGGCGAGCCTGGTCTTCAGCGAAGAAAACGGCAGACGACTTTATTAACACAATGATTAAGGGGTAACACCATGCAAATAGAAACAATCACAGCGGACAGCGACAACAAAACCGAGGCTTACACGCTATTGGTTATGTTGCACACAATGGCAGTACAGTCCACCGCAGGAGTTGGCGAGTGGGCTATCAAATCAACGGCAACTTATCCCGACTACGTAATGACCACAGTAACCAATGGAATCGTTGATTTAATAGCGGTAACCGTCGACGGACATCACACTTACACCATGCAGCAATGCGAGGAGCAATAACATGCAAAAGCAAATAGCAATCGACATAACAATCGACGTAGCAGAAAACAACGCCAAGAAACTTAGCGGCCGCCTTTTAACTATCAAGCTGGCAGTTGAAAAGCTTAATCACTACCGAGATAACGATCGACCTAGCCGCATGAGCGTTAGAGTCGAGGAGTTGAGTAAGATTGACAATTTAGAATTCGTATCGAAACTTACCAAAAATCCGTGGGAGTAAATCATGCCAATCGACCTAAGAAGCAAGAAAGGGAAGCCGTCGATTAAGAAGGGCGACAAATTCGACAACAAGCATTGTGACGACCCCGTTATAGTCACAATGTACGGCAACTATAACAATGTAACAGTTGAGTTCAGCGATGGGCGCAAGGGGTTTGGTTCGGTGATGGCGTTAAAGCGCGGCACAATTAAACCTATTGGAGAAATAAAATGAAACGTCGAGGAATTAAAGACACTAAAGATAATCGCGCCATGTTAAGAAGTTTGGGTTACTTTAATTTCACATTTAGCGAGAAACGAAAGCGAGTATATATCAAAGTTAGTAACGGCGATTTTACGATAATTAAAGAGTTGATGCCTGACGATTAAACACCACTAAACTATGACCGATAAAGGGGAAGAAAATGTTTAACTGGATAAAAGTGTTATTTTGCCGACATAAATACCGTTACGAAGAGTTTGGCAATGGAATGTTAATTGTTGGCACATGTCGGAAGTGTGGCAAGCAAAAGCACTACGGATAACCCACCAAGCGCCCACGAGGGCGCTTTATTTTTGCCTGAAATAAATCAATTGAAGTGTTGCATAACAGTTATGCATTAAGTATGATTAAGTTAATCAAAACACAGAGGTAAAATTATGAAACGAGTTACAATTTCAATGTCAGATTCGGCTTATGAAAAAATAAGCTCTTACGCGTCTCTTAAAGAGGTTTCATTCTCAAAGGCATGCGTGCATCTTGCGTCAATAGGAGAGTCATCAAAAACAGCTAGTGATTTAACTAACGTTATAATGCGAGATTTTGAAGCCAATAACATTTTTCATTGTATGAGTGGAAACTTTAATGTCCCAAATTCCGTTATCCAAAGATCTATATCTCGCTCGATCTCCGGCAGTAACGAAGCTAGCCCACTGGTTGAATTCGCAAAGATAGTAGGGGCGTAGCATGCTGTTGAGTAACTTCGTTATGGCGCTAAGAAGCGATGAAGCAAAGTTCCTTGATACTCACCCGGTAGAAAATCATGTATTAAATGTAATAGCTAGACGCGCAAGAAGGACGCCATGTAGATTAACAATGTTAGATATAGGTGAGTGTTTTATAGGCCATAAAGGTCTTGGAATAACAGAGCAACAGTATCGAACTGCAAAGAAAAACCTAAAAAAATGGGGATTCGTAGAGTTTAAAAAAGGCAAAAAGGCAACGGATACAGGAACGGTTGCAAAGCTATTGAATTCAACGGTTTATGACATTAATGAAGAAGAGGGTAACGGAACAGGTAACGGAAGACCAACGGAAGACCAACGGAAGGGTAACGGAAGGGTAACGACAAACAATAATGATAACAATGTAAATAATGAAAAGAATGATAATAAATCTATTGTTCCAGCCAAGCCGAAACGTGAAAAGTTTTCAAGCGGTGATATGGCCTTTGTCGATGGAATGCTAAACCTGTTATTACAAAGCAATCCTAAATTTAAGCAGCCTAATAAAAACACCTGGGCCGAAGAAGTTAGAAAAATTCGAGAGATTGACGGCATTGATCACAATGAGATGGCTCGCGTATTTACTTGGGCCAATAAAGATCAGTTTTGGTCTAGTAACATTCTTAGCCCGGGCAAGCTTAGAAAGCAATGGAACCAATTAAGCGCCAAGGCTAACCAACAACAAAACTTAGGCGGTATGTCTCGTAAAGACGCCTCAAACATTCAAGCTATAAACGGAGACTGGTAATGAATAACAACGACGAAAAAAAATTCGGCGAACTAATGGCAGTGTCGGGATCTATATTCGACAAAGAGCTAACCAAGCCAATACTTCGGATCATGTTCGAAACACTAAAAGAATACAGCATTGATCAAGTTGATGCCGCATTCACTAAACACTTACAAACCGGTGATTTCTTCCCACGCCCTTCTCAATTGATACGTATCATAAACGCAGGCAAGCCAAACAACGAGGACAAGGCCGTTTTAGCCTGGCTTAGTATCACTAACGCCATAAGCAAGATCGGTCCCTACAGAGCGCTTACGTTAGACGACAAGCTAGCAATGCAAATAATCAATCATGTTGGTGGGTGGTCGAATCTTTGCAACCTTAGCTACAAAGAACTTGATTTTAAAAAGCGTGAGTTTATCCAGGCTTACACAACAACGGCGATCACCAACGAAAAAGACTTGCCAAAATCACTGGCTGGCATTCATGATTTGGCACGTTTAGAAAATAAAGGTGAATCATGAGCAATTGGCAACCAAGCAGCCTAAGCGCTGAACAAGCATTACTTGGCGCGTTAATCCGGGGCGGAGCTAACGACAAAGTACTCGAGTCAATCAAGCCTGATGATATTTTTAACCCACAGGTAAGACGATTCTATCAAGCGGTAGTTGATACGCACGAAGAAGGCAAAGCAATCGACTATATGACGGTTGCCGAGCATTTGGGTGATGAAGATTTCACAGCGTTAGGAAGCATCATAAAAGATACTGGCAGCGCGGCAAATATTTATAGCTACGCCCGGATAGTGTCAGACAAGGCGCAGGAGAGAAGCGCGCTAGATAAACTCAATGAAGCAATGGCAATCATTAGGGGTGAAGGAAAAACCCAAGAGAAAGCCGCTGAAGCTGTGACGCTAGTTAGTGACATTGTTGTTGATAGTAACGATTCGGCACCTACCCACGTTAAAGAAATTGCGCTTGAATGGCTTGATTCATATGAGGACCGAATTAACAACGATAGCGTTAAGGGGTTAACAACCGGGATTGATGGTTTAGATTTAATATTCGGGGCCCGGGGAGTTGGCAAAACTGATATGACGGTTATCGGGGCCCGGCCTAAAGTCGGTAAAACTCAAATGATGGTTAAGATTGGTGATCACATGGCGCGAGAATCAAACAAGCCGGTCCTTATGTTTTCTATGGAGATGCCCGGGCAACAGATATTCGAACGATTCTTAACTAACAGCTCGAAAATTCAGGGCAATAAATTCTATGAACCAATGGACGATTACGAAATGTCACGTGTTAGCTTGGCTATCGGAGAGTTAAGCGGGACCAATCTTTATATTGACGATCGGCCAAATTTATCACTGGCACAAATTAAAAGCACATGCCGAAAGTTTAAAGCAGACCATGGCGAGGTTGCCGGGTTCCTTGTGGATTACTTCACGCTAATGAAGATTGAAAGTGCCGGGCGCACAGATTTAGCATTTGGCAAGAACTCAACCGGGCTCAAGGACATGGCAAAAGAGTTGGAAATACCTGTTTTTCTATTGGCTCAGTTATCCCGGGGAGTTGATAGCCGACCAAATAAACGACCGTTAATTTCAGACTTGCGGGAGTCGGGCTCAATCGAACAGGACGCGGATAGAATTATATTCCTATACCGTGATTCAATTTACAACCCAGATAGCACGCTGGGAGGCTTAACGGAGGTTATCGTAGCAGCTAACAGACACGGCGCGCCAGGTACCGCATTTGTTGAGATGAAAGGCGGCTGGTTTGAGAATGTCAGCGACAACGATGTTAACCGGGCTTACACCGACGGATGGAATGATCAAGATTAACCAAATGTCAATGCGGCTTTGGTCTAATACCAATAACCAGTTTGGTGATATAAATTAAACTAAATAACAAGTGGAGCAATCGAAATGACAATTAAAGAGTTATTAAAAAATCAGCTAAATACGTTGAACTATTACACCGAATTCCTGCAAATTATACCCGGAGTTCAAGAGCCTGACTGTTCAAAATTATTCCAATCTAAGATTGACCTGATTCAGGCTATCAGCGAATGCGACGCCCAGCAACAAGTAATCGCAGAGCTAAAAGCCGAGCTCGAGCAACACGACGATCAGATAACCAATATCGAGATTGTTAATCAAGAAATATTGGCGGTGGCTGATGCTAAGTTTAACCGGCTGGTGGATGAGAATAACGGATTGAAGGCGATGGTTAATGCTTTGACTTCAAAAGCCAATGCATGGGAAAGGGTTTGGGGCGAGTTAGAAAATCACCCGTTAATTAGAGCGGTTGCCGCAAGCCATGGTTTGAGTGGTAACTGTAGTTGCGCGTCGATATTGCTTGATGCGTTTGAGCAGGCTTGCGAAGCCCTCGAAGACAACCAAGAGGAACTAGCAAGCGTTAAGGCTGATGCTGTTAGCGATGCAGTGCAAAAATTCAGATACGAGTTTGAAGGCCCAAGAGATACGGATTCGATAGAAACTTTCTTTGATGAAATTGAAAAACAACTACGGGAGCAAAAATAATGCTTTTTAATCAAAACGTGCTACTTATGGCACCGATAATCAAGCCATTCGAGAAATCAGCGGCGGCAAATAGCTTAGTCAAGCAGCAAGGCAGCATGATCACAAGCTTCAATAAAATGCTTGTCTGTCACCGTCCTGATGCGGCGAAAGTTAAATTTGATGCAGAACAGGCTAAGGCGGCAAATAATGCGACTAAGTAAATGTATAATATACAGCGCGGTTGCTCTATCGCTATCTCAAGCATCATTTTCTATGCCTGCGATTAAATACGATATGCGCCAACAACAATCATTCACCCCACCGCACAAGAAGAATCGACGCAGTAAGTTTAAGCGGTCAGGACGATGATGCTTAAATCGCAAGCAGAAATGGACGCTCTTGCTAAGTATATTCGTTGGTATGAAGGTTTCAAAACTGATAGCGACGCTTGGAATTGGCTAAATAAAAATATTCCAAACTGGATGCAGCGGCACAATACTAAAATAACTTACGAAGATATAATTACTGATGATTAAAAATGCCCATCCATGAGGGTGGGCAAAGAGAACTAACAAGTGAGGCTTGATGATATCATGAAGGTTAATTTTATCAAACAACCAGGCGGGGTTATGGTTCCCGCCTCTGACCTTGAAGCTGAAAAGCTGGTTAGATTTAAAACCGGTGAAATGTACGAAGTTGAAATTAAGCTAACTAGGAATGCCGCGTTTCATCGGAAGGTGTTCGCGTTTTTTAATTTTTGCTTTGAATTCTGGAAAGGCGACAACGAGTTTCAATGTGAGCAAAAGCAATCAGAAGTTTTTCGGGATCACCTAACTGTGCTCGCTGGGTTCTATGATTCATACTCAGGCATCGACGGCAGAGTTAGAGTTGAAGCCAAATCAATTAGCTATGGTAAAATGTCTCAAGATGAATTTGAGAAACTATACAGCGCCTTAATTAATGCGGCGATCAGTCATGTATTTAAGGATGCAGACCAAACAACAATCGACAAGCTTTATAACTTTTTTTAAGGAATTATTATGGCAAAAGCAACACCAAGATCTAAATGCTTACTAGCTATTCAATTGCTAGCAAGAATATCAGCGGCAGATGAAAACGGTTATTGTAACTGCGTATCATGTGGAGAATTTCAGCACTACAAAGAAATGGACGGTGGGCATTTTATACCAAAAGGAACTAGCTCACGATGGGCATTAGAGGTTGAGAACGTTCACCCACAGTGTAAGGGCTGCAACGGTTTTGGCATGAAATTCGGCATCGCAGCGCAGCAATACATGTTGTGGATGATTGACACGTACAGTCGGGAGCAAGTTCAGCACATGCTAGATACTAAAGGCGAGCTCAAAAAAATTGGCAAAGCTGAATATGTCGAAATGCTGAAGGGCTTTAATGAGCTGATTAAACATCATCGCGAAAGAGTAGGCGAGATATAATGCCAAATTTACAAGGTGCAATGTTTATTATAGGGTTTATTCTGATTTGTGGGTGGCTGTATAGTAGGTGCGACAAATGACAATAATAATTTGCTACCTGGCACTTGTCGCGGTGGTTGTTTTGTTTTTACGCGGGACTAGTGATTAGCCCCGCGGTTTTTAGTTTATGACTCAGCAGCAAACGTAACGCGCCAATCCGTAGAGCCAACACCAACAACTCTGTAATGGCCAGAAGATCCCGCCCCGCTGATAATCAAAATGGCACCGGCCGTACCTCCGTTTATGGCGTCTCCCGTGTCCGGGACAACATTAATAGTGCTCCCGTCGTCTGTTTTGTAAAAAGTGTATTCCCCGCCGTCCGTCGGATCTTCTGATGCAACATCAAAAGCATGAGTTCCTGTTGTCCTAGTTGAAATTAACATAGGCGTTTTTTTTGTCGCTGTGAAATTTGACGTTGTAATTGTTCGACGGCTTATTGTTGCTCCAGACTGGACAAACCCGTCATGAGGGTTAAGGTCTAATTTGAACCCCGAACCTGTACCCGCTCCTTGTATTCCAGGAGCCCCGTCAAACGCGCCGACAAGTACATGGCCAGCAAATTGACTGCCTGCGAGTAAGTTAGCGTCCCCCGATGAAAATGAACTAAGATCAACCCCTTCACCAAAAAACGAAGGTAAAGCTAAAGCGCCATTTAAACTAAATAACTTAGTAAATGCTTCGTCGTATGTGACCTCTGATGATTGCCCGTTATAGATGTTTTTATCTACTGCCATTGTGACGTTGTTGCCTAGCACCAATCCGTTTGCTATACCTGAACCTCGGATCATGTCGCTGGTTTCTAAGTATTCAGCTCTGTCTATTTTAATTGCTGTCTGCCCAGTCGTTCCGCTTCCCGGAGAATAGAAATTACCTCTAAACTCGTAATGTTTTCCTCTGGTGTTTGCGCCATCTGATAAGAAAACGCTACCAAAGTCAGCCGCCGCATCTTGATTGTTAGCTTCAAAAAAGCAATCTAGCACCCGCATTGCCACAACGTCAATACCTAGCAGGCCCCATTTGGTAGAGCTTTGGAACGTGCATTTTCTGAATGTGCAAGCGATTGATTCAAACCCGCCACTTCCATCATCTACTACAACATTATTATCGCCTGACACATCAAACCGACACCAATCAGCCCCGCCAGCCGTTGCGTTTTTAAGTACGGCATTATTGGTGGTTGCGCTCATAAATAGACTATTAAATAAATAGAATGTAAAACTGTTGTCTAAGAATAAGTTAATATCGAATTCACGAACTTGAACGCCAATAATGTGACATTTTCTAATTGCTAATGCGTTGCCGTCATCGCCTGATATTCCGCGTGGTGACCCAGATACCGCGATATTTTGCATTGAAAAGTTTTCAAACTGAACTCCAAATAATTCCTCTGTAGAAACTTTATCTATGTTTATCGCATTTCCTGTTGTGCCTGTAAATTTCAATAATGTTGAACTAATTCCAGACCCAAAAATCCTCACACCTGTAAACGTGTTTAATGTTTGATGCCTATAAATCCCTGCCGGCATAAAAACAGATGATGCAACAATAACAATCTTGTTTGTAATCATACTGGCGACTATTTTAGCTGCCGCGTTTATTGCCGCCTGTATGGTAAGCGTGTTGTCAGTTGAATCATCCGCTATTGCCCCTAACGCCTTTATGTTAATCTCACTAGAAACCGTACCGACAACAGGAACCAGCGCCCACTGATTACCGCTCGCATCATTAAACAGCGCATCAGCTAATTGACCAGGGTCTTGACTAGGCGCCACGCCTGTTACGCCTTTATGCTCCCACGTTCCTTTTCCGCCATCCCCTATTTCTTCAAATCCGTCAGACTTCATGAGTGTGCCAATGGCGACAGCAACGGTAAACTTCATGTTATCTATCGCGTCTCTTGTTGTTGGTCGTCTTAGAGTTTTTGTCATTTTAAATTATCCTGTTAAATATTATTAGCGAATGAGCTGCCCGCACCGCTAAATGAAGTGCCGCCAGTGTTTGCAACGCCTGTGCTGTTAGTGGTTGTTATAGTTCCAACAAGGCCAACATTACCCACTAAGGCGTTACCATCAGAGTTGGTTATCATATTAATAACGTCAGTGCCGCCAGCATCGAATATATTATTTGAAATAACGCTGTCAGTTAGGCCACCAAGAGTATTTATATTAAATATAATGGCGCCAGCTGTAATTATTGTGTTGCCACAAATGCGGACCTTATCTAGCACAGCCTCTTGACCATTGAATAATTCAAAGTTAGGTGCGCCAGCAATATCAGGCGATGTTATCTCATTACCGCAAATAGATTTAAACGCCTCTAGCTGCAAGTCTTTTCTTGTCGCTATTGTTAAGGCGGTGAATACATTATCCCTTAAAATAGCTTCAGAATTTGAGTCATTAAAAAATAAGCTTACGGCTTTGTTATCTGAGATTACCGCCCCTTTAGTTTTGACAACTCTTATAATGCCGTCTAAGAATGTATTATTCTTAATAGTCACGTTTAGATAGTCAACCGGAGTTGCATTCCCCGTATATATTAAGCCTTTTTTACAGGTGTTATTTTCAATATGAACACCCTCTGTACCGTCAATATCCATTGAGAATGAAGCGGTATCAGATAGGAAATAATTTCCTATAACTTTAACATCTTTACCACCGAACGGATCAAGACCGGTACTCCAAGTGAAATCTAGGTCAAAACTACCTGTTGCTAACCTGCATGTATTCCCTTGAATTAGAATCTGTTCATACCCACTTTGTACTTGTATATTAGATTGGTTATCAAACACCACGTTATCTACAACTTCAGTATTTCTACATTTGGCCAGTTTAATTCCGGCTTCTGCATTGCTGTTTACTATATTGTCTGAAACGTTTGTGTTGGCGGATTGAATGTACAGCCCGTGCTCGCCGCTATTATTTACTCTGTTATTTGAAACCGAGTGACCGCTAGATGCGAGAGCAATACTTGTTGCATTGATATATATCCCGTCGTTACCCTCTCCCGGTGAAACGTTATTGAACCTCACATCATTATTAATAAATGTATTAAAGTTATTATTGTCGCCGTTGTTAAATATTCCGCCAATATTATCGTGGACGTTATTTCCTCTAACTGTATTGTCGTTGCCCGTATCGGCTATGGTTACCCCGTAGCCCTCGATGTTGAAAACCTCGTTATTTTCAATTAAGCATCGAATTGCGCGTTCTAAAAATATACCGGCATTTGAGTTAGGTGCTGATCCTGAGAATGTTGATTTGGTGGCAAACGAAACCTTAGTATCTTTGACATCACAGTTGTTGCAATCAGTCAGGTTGATGGTTCGGCTAACACGGCTGGGTGCTGAAAAGCTGCCACCTAAAATATTTACATTTGTGCATGTGTCGAGCTTTATAACTTGATCTGTAGAGAAAGATTGAATGCTGGCCCCCTCTTCAAATACACAGTCGACATTAGTCGTTGAGGTTTCAGATATCTTCCCTCTGTATGAGCCTGATGGGAACAACAATTTTTTAAGTCCACTATCAAACATTGCGTCAAAAACTAAAGTACTATCTGTTGTGCCATCAGGTATAGCCCCAAACTGAAGTGCGTTTGCAATTCCATTATCTCGCAAAACAAGAGACAGCAATGCATCTCCGGTTGATATCACAATATTAAACGTATTAGGGGTGACAGATGAAGTTAAAACAACATCCCAAATCGCCCCGCCGCCGTTGCCTGTGGTGCGCTCTGTTAGATTTATTACGTCATCGACTTTGAGTTTTGTGTCGGCAGCGGCCAAGCTAAGAGTTGCAAACTTCTTAACCAAATCTGACTCTGAGAATGTCGCCGTTTCTAATAGCGTTTCATCTGCGAAGCAAATTGTTCCTGCTGGTTGACTGTTGGTTAACTCGATTACGCTTGCTGATGTTACAGTGAAATCAGTGCCTGCAAATAACCGACCTCTATCACCGCTTAGGCTAGTTAGAAATATTTCTGCTTTGCTTACGTTTATTGAAGTAAAAGCAACCGTTGTTTGACTCGCTGTTAACGTTATTGATTCCGTTGGCTTTTTGGTGATTGAAAAAATAGTATCAGGGCCAACTGGATCGGCTTCCCCAAATCCAACTTGGACATCGTTTTTATCAGTTAGAATTACTTTGTAAATCCCGTTGATGAAAATGTCAGGAAATACGCCATTGCTATCAGATATTACTGGGTTGGCGTTTGGTATGTCTGCCGCTGCCGTAGTGAACGTGTCTCTTGGGGCGTTGGTGCCTGTGGAGAAAAAAAACATTTTAGCGCCTGACGCTGGCTTAATGCCTGGCCCCACGTCAACTGTGGGAATGACTAATCTAGTTGCCATTATTTAGGTTCCTTTAATTTATTAAAATTTTTCTGATTGCTTTTATAGCGCCTGGCTTATCTATGCCTTTAGCTCTTTCTTTTCCAGCGCTAATGGCTTTTGCTGCCAAGCCTAATGCTGAAATGCTGGCGCTGCCTTCGAGTCCCGCGGTGACTTGACCTTGAAAGCCGGTTTTAGGAGCAAGTTTAAATATGCGTTCTAATTCCTCTGCAAATAATGATTGAGATAGTATGTTGTCATCAAAAGCACCGCCTTGTTTGTTCGCCACAGACTCAATATTCTCAATTGCTGTCATCATGTTAGCTCTTGATTTGATGTTGCTCATCAGTCCCCTTAACGAAGTTCCCACAGCTTTATCCGAGTGACGGCCAGACAGATCGACAGTTTTGCCAACGGACTTTTGTAGATCATCAATCGCACTTACTGAATCGCTAAATGTCTTATTCGCGTCCCTGTATGGTTGGCTAATGTCTCTAACTGAATCGTTAACACCAGCTCTCAATTGCTTGGCTAAAGCCTCGGTTCTGCCCTTTAGCCCCTCGGACTTTCCAAAGGTAACTATCTCGTCAATGAACTTTTTAAATTCGTGAGCCTGCTGCCCGTCCATGGTCGGGCTTCTTCTTATCTTCAGTGCAATATCTTCTATGATCTTTTTTGCTGGAGCTACAGTTTCAATTAAAGAACCCTCAAATGACGGGATCATGTCCTCGTCGAATCTTATCCCCATCCCTTCGGCTGTCACAACGAAATCATTAACAGGCGTTTCAATATCAACCTCTTTACCTTTTAATCCTCTAGCGACCCTGCCGAGCTGTGTACCTGCGTCAGATTGATTTTTCTTTACAAAGTTAATCTTTCTAAGGAGTGAATCCCCGGCAATGTCGGTCGGCCTGTTGGCTGCGGCAAAAATTGGATCGTCAAGTGACTTTTCTGCAATTTTAACCATTTCTAACATTTTGCGTTTTTCTAATGGGGTCGAGCTGGCAAATACTTTTAGTTTATCCGCATCAAAGCCTTGTGATTGTGCGACTTTGGATAGCCTGCCGAATTTCTTGCTAGTGGTGAATCTATTTTCAAAGCTCTTGCGTTGTTTGGGGAATCTAGATTCAAATGCTGCCTTTTCAGCTCGATTCGCTTTGAACTTTTTAAATGTACTAACCGCGCCGCTGGCAATGCCACCTAGCGCAGCATCTAGAGCAACTGTCTCAGCGTCAAACTCCCCGCCAGATAAAGCTTGAACACCTTCTATTGCTGCCGATGTTAATCCTGATGCTGCCGCCGCTGTTGTTGCGCCTATCAAGCCGCCTGTCGCCACCCTTCCTGCGGGAGTGAAAGCCGCCGCAACGCCCAAACCTTGAAGTACATCAATAGTAGACAGTCCCGGCTTATTAAGTGACACCCTTACACCAGTGTCATTGTTAGTTGCTATTAATTCGCCCTCTTTGGTTTGGGTTATCCCAATTACACCAGGGAAGTTACTAGTTAATATCTGGCCAATCTCTTGCGGGTCGGTTGCTGTAAGTAATGCCGGAGTAATGGCCGCGCCCGTTAATGGATCTTGACCCGCTAGCAAGCCGCCTTGACCAAGCTCGGGCAAGTCACTAACCCTTTGGGCTTGAACTTCAAGCGCTTGAGGCTGCTGTTGTTCTGGTATGAATCGGCCTCTACCTTGCGGCTGCGCTGTTGGTTGTATTGGCTGCTCTATTGGCTGCGGCGGCAGTTGAGCCTCTTGCTGTGCTGTTTGCGGTGGTAGTTGGTCGACTTGTTGTGGAGGTAGTTGCTGCTCGACCTGCGGTGCCGCTGGCTGTTGAGCGCTTAACGCTCTTAATTGCTCAAGGCGTTGGCGCTGAGTTTGTTGAGTAGGCTGCTGTTGAGTTGGTTGTTGCGGCGCTTGCTGCTGCATTGCTCTTAATTCATTTAAACGATCTCTTTGAGCGCCCATTATTGACCCCCAAACTGTGCTTCTAACGCGGCCAGTTCATTAAGTTCTGATTGTGATAAATTATCGGTTTGATCTGGCTCGCCTTGGCCTAGTTGGAGTTGTTTAGTTTCAATGTCTCTGATTTTTTGGTCTATAAACGCGTCCAACTGGGCCATTTTTTCCTCTGGACTAGCATTTGGATCACCCATTGTTGCTTTTAACGATTCGCCCTCTTGGACAGTAAACGCGGCCCCGAAAGTAGGTTTTAATAATGGTAGTACTTGATTGTTAATAATGGCAATAAATTTAGCCTTTGCCGTTGCGCCCTTCGTTGACCCAAAGCCCGTTTCTTTAACTGCGGTATCAAAAATTCTACCGCCGAGTGTGCTGGTCGCCATTTTCGATAGATCTCTTAATTGCTCAACAGCGTTGAGTAGCCCAGGCATTGCTGCTTGCGCCCTGCTAAGGTCTGTCAAAACTTCATTGCGCTCGGCTGCTTCCGACTTCGCATCGGCTACGGCTTTGGCTATTTGCGGCTTAAAGTTAAGCTGCTGTTTGAGCTTTGCCTCTTCGGATGCTCCGGTCTTTGCTCCCGCGATCTTGCTTTGAGTTTTCGCAACCAAATCGGCCAGCTTTTGGTTTAGTGCGATTCTTTCGGCTGATGATGACCCAGCCCTTGGATCTAATCCCGCCTTGATTCTTCGGGCTTTCACTTGATCTTCAGGTGACATACTGCCAATCAATGAGTCAAATGATCTCTGCTCTGACGATACCGCAGCTTTAGGAAACTGCCTATCTGCCAAATCTGCAATAGCTTGCCCTTGCTGCGCTTGAAGTGTTAACGCTTGATTTAATGCGTTATCATCACCGGACAAAGCGCGATCAATGTTCGCCGTGTCTCGACCTGCCGCTGCGAATTTCTCGCGCTCTGCGGTTACAAATGATCGTCGCTGAGTTGGGTCTTCAATAGACAAAGCGCTAAGTGCTGAACGGGTTAAAACTTCATTCTCGCGTAAGCCTTCGGCGCGATCGGCTTCAGATTGGTTAGCTAGAAACGATTGGATTTGTATTGCTTTCTGAGTGTCGACTCCCGCGAGACCGCCTAAAGCGGCCTTATCACCTGTTAGCGCCTGCCCAGCGAATTGCTTAGACTGTGCTGTTTGCTGGGCTTGCTGTTGCGCAAGTTGTCGCGCGTCGAGTCCTGCACGTATTTGCTGCCCTTGCTGGAATCCACTGCCTAAGCGTGATAACTCAGGTACTAATTGAAATTGATTTGCCGTTACTAGTGCCATAATTATTCCTTAAAAAGCTGCGCCAGCGAATTGACCGCCTAATTGCAAGATCTGGCCAGTAGCTTGAGAGGCCGCTTGGGTTTTTCCAAGAATGCCGCTAGCTCTCGCCTGTGCCGCGCCCTGAATACCTTGCGATATTTGCCCGGCTGCCTGCGCTCCGAATTGACCAACATTTGTTGCCGCTGCCTGCCCTTGCCCTGCTATTTGGCCTAATCGCCCAAACTGATTTTGTATGTCTTGCTGGGCAAATCCGACACCTTGCTGAACCAGCGCCTCACGAACATTTCCGCCGCCAATGCCGCCTATAGCTGCCGCGTTGCGCAATAGATTTTTTTGACCTCGCTCACGCAAGAACTGTTGACCTCTTGACTCTTCAAGACCTGCAAACGCTTGTTGCTGTGCCTCCTGTCCGCCAAGTCCTATTAATGCTTGCTGTTGCTCTAGCGCGCTAACGCCTGCTTGCTGGAATGGCTGTAGCTGCTCTTGAGTTATATCAAATTGACGGCGAACCTCTGCCGTGCCTTGCTCCGCCGCTGTTGCCTGTCCTGCTGCTGCCTTCTCCGCCGCCTTTCCTGCCGCCTCTTGCCCGGTAACGTCAGAAACAAGACCGAGCGTCCCTATTTTGACAACCTTATTAACTAAACTGCCCATTTCATTTCCTCGCGGGTGATGCCGAATAATACGCGATCATACAATCCGGTTTTGTGTCTAAAACTCATTCTGTCAAGCCCCTCGTTTTTCATCTTGGCAGCGTTAGCGGCCTTTATAGCGCCTTTAAATAATGTCGGTATGACAGCATTGAATTTTACTATTTCGCTCGGCATGTTGATATAAAGCCACTTAAATAACTCTTTAATCATATCGCCGTAAAGCTGCCGCCTATCCTTGTTTATATACGGGTGAAAAGTACACATAACGCCCGTTGATATTTGAGCGTTAATTAATCCTACTTGCTCGCCGTCAACTGTGTAATTTAACCAAATGGCTCTAGCGTCATGCTTGAAATTTACGTCATCAATGCTAGTGCCGAATTCTGAACAGTATTTAAATACGTCAGGCTGAGACATAAACATATTGATGTAATCCATATCACGACAAACTAATATCATTTAAACCTCGGTTAATTCTATCAAAATTTAAGCAAATTAGCTAAGGCGTCAATATGCGCCCGGTCACCCGAAAAGCTATTGAATCAGCCGCGCTTGTTGATATACGCAATGTTCCGCCCTTGGGGATAACGTGATTAACTACATCGGCGCCATTATCAGCGTCCAACCTGATCACCACCTGAAAAGGGATCTCCGGTTTTGTAATGTCGCCGCTAACTGGTACGATATTCATCTGATAAGAGGCGTTAACCGTTGTCGGGTTTGATGCTGTCACCGCTTTGATTAAAGTATCCTCAACTGCCGTGAATATAGTCTCAAGCGTATTTGCTAGGCTTGCTGTTACACCGTCTACCAATACCGAATCTTTAGCCATTAGTTGATCCTCAATACTGCGCTAGATACCAATATATTCACCGTGCCACCCTCATTGGCAACGAAAACCTCAACGAAATCTGATGTCGAAAGTTGCTCCTGCCAAGGGATGGTTATTGATGTTGGGTTACCTGCCGATGTGTTGCCGACTCGTTTTGAATTTGCAACAACAATACCATTAATGGCAACCTGCACCGAAACGTCAGTGGCTCCACCAGAAACAGGTTCAACCGTTAGCGACGCAGTTAATGGCACTGTTACATCTTTCCCGCCGTTATATGTTAACCGGCCGCCTGCGGTCCCTGTAAACTGACTTACGCGCTCAACCACCCAAATGCCAGCAACTAATACTGGCAAGCTTTGTGTTGCGATTACAGTTGCTGTGGCGTTGCTTTGCATTGATAACAAGCCGTCTGGTCTAGTGTTAGGTATCGAGTCGTTTAAAAAGAATTCCCACAAAGCATCCTGTGAAGTTATTCCGGACAACACCGTTTCAGCACCTAAGTTTCGACCGCGAACAACGCGACCCAAACCGCCCGCTCTAATGTTTGCTGATGCTGCCGCGCCTGATAGGAAGGTCGTGCCGCCCGAGCCGATCATTAGATAGTTACTAATGTCAAAGCTCAAGAATGAAGCGACGCCCAAGTTTAAGAACGTTCCGGCCTGTTGCAGTATCGTGCTGTCGTTGATTGTGATCGCGTTGCCCTGCGTACCAATGAACGAGAAGCCATCTGTTGAAATTGAGTTAAACGCACAACGGAAAATACCCAATATGTTAAGGTTTGTAATCGTTCCAAGCGTGGAGCAATCAACGTCAACGTTGTCTAATATGACATTTGATGTACCTTCATTGCCTGCAGTGTTGATTGCAGTTAATAGCGTTCCGCTCGTACAGTTGGCGGTTAGCCCTTTAATTCTGCAACTTACATCGGACGCGGTGAACATGCTGCCGGTGCCGGTATACGTTACGGTTATTACGTTTTCGTCAAGCCCTCTAAATACAGTGTCTGCGCTCATTACTAGCCGATTTGTACCAATGTTTAAATCGTCGCCGACCACATACTCAGTTTGTGTTGCTAGCGTTATTTCAGACGCAACAGGGGTTGGTAAGTCAGCTAGTACATTAATGATAACTTGACGAAGTGGGGCTTTAACTAGCGCGCCATTGACTTTTAACCCACCTGTAAAGTTAACCTCACCTAAAACAGTTTGAACGGCTAATGCGGTCTTGCTTAATGCGTTATTTGCTAGCGGGAATAGCTGATCAAAATTAGATTGAACTATTGTGAACGCATCAAAATACACATCACCAAGCCCCGCGTCAGCCGCTCCTATCGTTAAATCTTCCTGGGCCATTTATGCCTCCGTTTGGTCAATGGATTGAAGTGTTGTGTCTATGGTGAATCCGGTAGTATCTATAGTTAGAGGCTTTCCTGATCCGACCTGATCTTGAATTCTTAACAAGATAGCATTAAGCGATCCAATGCCTGAGTCATCTTCAATATCTTCGGTGTTTGTATTTGACGTGGTGGTTAAGTCCTCGAAAAACCTAAGCGCCCTTAGCGTGAAAGTTCCATCTTCGTTAAAGAATTCCTCTCGACGCCTTGGCGGTATAATTGGTGTGGCCATTATTGAGATCCTATTTCAGGGTTAGCGGCAATTCTAATCAAGTTAGCTTTAACTGGGTCCGTAATAGTTAGCCTAATAACTCTTGATACTGGGAATCGTCCTTGCCTTCTCCATATCGAGCGCTGTTCATATCGGCCAATCTTGCCAATAGTCCGGCTAAACTCGCTGCTAAATGTTCTCGCGCCGTCGTCTGAGAAATCATATCTAACAATTGGATCGGAGCCTTGACCGGTAGTTAATCCAACGCCTGATTCAAAGGTAGCCTCAAACTCACCGGCAAAAATAGACACTCCGTCTTGACTAAATGGCGCGGTAGACATTTGCCTAAACATTACGTCGCCGTAATCGTCGTTTTTATCTTTGTCTAAAAATCCTATTCTACCATCAATCGAGTCACCGCATAAAAACTTGTCATAGACTTTGACGATTGAATTAACACGCCAACAATTATCCGTCACGCCTGATTGGTATTCAAACCAGACTTGCTTGCCACCTAATACCGATGCGGTACCGTTATATACAAACGATCGGCATGGTATTCTGCTCGAGTTAATAGTGAGGATAGCTAAGAGCTGGCCGCGTTGCGTGTATGTCATCCAGAACGCTTCGGCTATTTCATCCGCTGTGAATTCTTGTATTAATGTATCGATTGCGTTATCAGAAATCTTAACCGAGTTACTGCTTGATGTTTTGCGCCATACCGCTGTCTTTTCATTCTCGCCGCCGCCAATAAATAAGAACGTGCTATCGAAAGCAATCGTCCCGTATTTGCTGTGTGCGCCTTTCTGCCCAAATGCGCCGGGGATAATAGCAAGCGGGAAGCCTGCGCCACCAACTAGTTTAAATACTTCGCTTGTTTCAGTGCCTAAAATGGTCAGCTCGTCGTGGTTTAATATCTGAGTAATTATTCTATCTGGGTCGCCCTCTGCGCTGCCAAAATCTAACGCGTCAAATATCAATGGCTGATTAAGGTTTGAAACAAATAGCTGTTTTCCGTCCGTAGTGGTGAATACGAAAAAACCGCGGTAAAAACTAACTGTGTCGGAAACTTGGAAGTCAGGATCCGTTATCTGTGTTAACGCTGAGCCATCCCAAACGAATGTATCACCGCCAGGAACAACGATAACTAATATTGTGCCATTGTCAGCCATAACCACGCGCTTAG